AGTACAAGCAGAAAAAATATATAAAGAGTTTTTGAAGGATATTTACCCTCAAGATGAACAAACTTGGGATGAAATAGAAATAGATGGACAATATTTTGATATTGAGTGTTGGGATGATGATATGAAAAACCCAAGAACTGAAACAAGTTGTGCTATATACCCGACATACCTTATAAACAATTGGAGAGAAACAGATAGTGAGAAATGGATTCGTTTATTTACAAACGGGGAGAAAAGCTAATGAATAAATTATTAGAAGCAGTAAGAGAAGCAAGCATATCTGTAGCTTGCTTGCTAGATGATGTATCAGTAAAACAAAGTGCCGATATAGAACTATATGAACTGCAAAAGGATATAAAGCACATACAGAATAAGATAACAATTATAGAAAACTATCTTGAGCCATTTGTCATTGAAGAACTAGATACAATCAAAAAGGAGCAAACCAAATGAGTGAACCAACAAAAAAAGAACTGCAGGGAATACTTGATGCTCACCAAGAGTGGTATGGCAGAACCATAAATGAATTTACCATAGACCATTTAACTAACGTAGCAATAATTAGAGACTATGTGCCTGATTGTCCTGGTTGGTGTGGCCATATTGCTTTAGTGGTATGGGGAGATGCTTGTTACAAGGATATATATTATTACGACTATCAATCTGACAAATGGACACTAGCCGAGTCAATGAACGAAGGTGATTACAAAATTAACAAAGAAGTTTATTAAGGAGAAACCAATGGAAGATAAAAAAGCATTCATAAGTGGGGAACGCAACTCTTATGAAGAAGAAGAACGCAATTTATATTGCCTTTGCGGAAAACTAAAAACCAAGTGCGCAGATTTGTACGCACATACATCCGGGGGTGCATGATGAGCATACTACTAAATGATATAAAACATTGTGAAGAATGTAATTGTGAGACAAATGAATTATATCTCACACACGATAACCAAATACTTTGTGTTGATTGCGAAGCCGATTATACGATTGAGATGATTAAATTAAATGGTGATGATTTAGATGAGGAGAAAAGCTAATGACTGAATCAATAGAAACGATTAAAAGCGACAATTACGTTGCCAATATTTATATAGACGATTTGCCTTGCAGTCCTAGAGAAGATGATAATTTCGGTATTTTAGTTGCATTTCATTCTAAATACGATCTATCCGATAACCAAGATTTTACTAAAGAGGAACTTATAGAACATATACAAAGAGACGATATATTTGCTCTACCTGTATATATCTATGAACACTCAGGTATTGCCCTAAGTACAGAACCTTTTAATTGCGAATGGGATAGCGGACAAGTAGGTTATATATTTGCTACTTACGAAGATATTGAAAAAGAAGGTTGGAACACTGAGGATGCAGAAAATTTTATGAAGTATGAATTAGAAACATATTCCAATTACATCAACGGAGAAGTGTACGGATACCAAATATATAAGAAAGGAGACTGCGAATACTGCTCTGATGATGTGGATTCTTGTTGGGGATTCATAGGCTATGAAAGGCTACAAGAAGAAGTTAAAAGCCAATTAAAATATTTTGAGGAGTCCGACAATGATACTTAGCGACAAAGAAAAAGGTTTGCTTTTAGACCTATTGGCCGTACATCCCGGCAATACTTTAGCCAGCGATCTATACAAAAAAATAGATCAAGAACGCACTACTGATAACCTGGAGCAAGAAATACTTTCAGCTCTTAAAATCAATAGAGATGTTAATTGGATTGAACATGATCCAAATGATGAGTTTGATAATCTAATTACGTTTGTTAAAAAACTGTTTAAAAAATACAGGGAGAAAAGCTAATGGCTCAATATAGCAAGCAATTAAAAAATGCAGTCATGGATTTTGTAAAAGACGAAAGATTTTTTACAGATGATGCTGAATATATGCCAATGGAAGTTGCTCTACCAAAAAAAGAATTTACAAATGAATACAAGAACTACAAAACAGATTGGGTAGATGAAGATGATTTTTTAGTAGAGTTTGAAGATATTATTAAGATTGTTGATGAGGAGAAAATCTAATGCCAAGTGATGAAACTAAAATAACTGAGTTACTTAAAATCTTTCATTCACTTAACCAAGAAGATCAGGAATGGGTAATAGCAATATTGCCCAGGATCTTAGAAATAAAAGAAGATGACAGACAGCATTAACCCGGAACATTACAAAGATAGTGAGATCGAATGTATAGACGCAATAGAGTCAAGCATGAGCAAGGAGGCTTACAGAGGTTATCTCAAGGGAAGTATTATCAAATACGTCTGGAGATATGAAAAGAAAAACGGTGTTGAAGATTTGAAAAAGGCCAGATGGTTTTTAGCAAGACTAATACATCAGAATGAAAATTAATAACAAGGAGAGAGAATGTCATTCAAAATAGAAAAGAACGTACCAACACGCAAAGCGTACAACACTTTTACTGATACTCTAGATAAACTAGATGTCGGTGATAGCATACCTGGATTAACAAAAAAAGAAGTTTATAGATTTAGAGGAAACTTCTACACTAGAAACTTTAAAGATCGCAAGTTTACCTTTAGAAAAGAAGCTGACGGTACTTACAGAATATGGAGGACAGAATGAATTTAGTTAAGCTACAAGAAAAATGGAAAAACCAATTACCATTAGAAGCTGAAGGGCTGGTCGCAAAACGCAAATCTAAATTTAGATACGCAAGAATCACAAAAAATAACAAAGAAGCCAAGCAAATGATCGAGGAAGGTTACAAGATCAAAATGATTCATGGATACATTGTAGGTTTCAAACTTAAATAAACTAATGCTATGATTGGCTCGCATGAGAGAGCCAACATACGAAGAAGCACTTCGTGAGTTAGAAAATACAATCGAAAAACTAGAATCCGGGGATCTAACTTTAGAAGATTCACTAAAAGAATTTGAGAAAGGTATGAAGATCCAAGCCTTTTGCAAACGCAAATTAGATAGATCTACTGAAGAACTTAACCGGATTCTTCAAGAAGATTAGTTTCTTCCTCCAGATCATCCTCCACATCCTCATCCTCAATAACATCTTCTACCATATCCTCCTTAACCACCTCTACCTCTCCCTCTATGACAATCTGATTCTCTCTAACCAACTCCTGTAGCCTTACCTCCAACTGCTCCCTACTCATGTTATCAATCTTATGTATCTTCAACTCCTTCCTATCTACCATCAACCCGGCGAGTTTCGCTCTAGCAATCTCTGCTGTAACTGCTGGACCATATGATCCATCTGCCAACGCAACATCTCTGATCTCTCCTAACTTCTTCGCAATCCCTTCATAAGTAATTTCATTCTTCGTTCTTTGTATGGCCTTCAACTCTCTTACCCTAGCTTGCACATGAGCATACTGTTGATCGCTCAACAATCGAGTTGCTGCTACTCCGGGATTCTCATACCCAGCAAGATGAGCGCACTTAGTCTGGTTGTAATCCTGGTACACCATCAAGTCCACAAATTTTTCCTGTTTCTTAGTTAATTTTTTGTTTGCCATAATTAGTTATTTTATGTGTATTTATTGTGACATATATGTATATCTAAGAGAACCTATCTCTATCAAAGATTGGGTGCGTTTAGCCACCCATCTATAGTTCTCTATAGAGATGCACATGCGCACAGCTGCACGTACCAGTAAAATCAAGGGTTTCAGAGGTGCATGTGCATATGTGCAGGTATGTGCAACTGCACAACCGCACACCCTATAGAATCCTTTAAGAATGCACCTTTCAAGGGTGTATGTGCAATTCGCCCTTTCGCCATTGCACAGCCGTTTTTCGACATACTTTACGCACTCATTTATGCACTTTTTATACACTTTCATTTTCCTTTCTCTCCTCTTCTAATATAGCCATGCCTATGTGATAAATGATCTGAGGCACGATTGAATTACCCAATGCTTTGAGTCTGTTGACTCGATCAGGTATGTTCTCTGCAACCCTTGGGATGTCGGGTTCTACTTCAAATCCGTGATGTCCGTCCAACCTGGAGGATAGCCCATCAACCATTCCACCCAATCCGGGTTCAGCGTTCCCCTTCCCGTGTTCCTGACTTCCGGTGAGTTCCCCAGCATCCTCTGCATCTTGCCTGTCGGCTTGCCCGCTGCGTCCTCGTTCGCCCCCGGCGTTAGAAACATTTTCTGTTGTTCCTTCAGAGCTACGTTCTCCTCCAGATTCGCTTTGTACCCTGTCTTCTCTATTCTGTTGAGTGCTGCTTCCATTGTTATTGTCGCTGCCACCTCTGATCCCCTCGGTGTTGGATACATCTCGCTCTTCACCGCCCCTGACAGCTTGCTCTTCTTCGCTAGTTTCTCGTAGTCCGTGTTCTCCCCTGTGTCCTTGTGATCCCTTGCTGCCGGAGTCGGCCACATCTTCTGTTTCTCCTGATACTCCACTAATGCGTCTAGTCTCACTCCGAACTTCGTCCCTGTTGTGTCGCTCTGGCGATAATACTTTCCGTCCTTCTCCTTGACTGTTCCGCTCCCCCCCTTGTAGTC